AGGGCAAGGGCTTTTTCCGTTGATAGTCCGCAAATCTTCTCAATGCTCATGGCCGTTCCTCATGATTACTGTAGTTGCAGCGAAACGCTCGGTGTTCTCCTTCCAGCCGGTAAAAGCGTTCAGAAAGGACATTCAATCTCGAATACAATTCGGCCTGATTCCTGTCGATCTGCCGCAAGGTGCGGATTGCAAACCAGCCGACAATGCCGATTGCAATGCCAAAAATAAATTGAACAAAGTCGATATGTTCCGTAAGAGACTCCAATGTTCATGTCCTCCTTTTCAGCCTATTGCCGGAGTCAAGCTCGTCACCGCCGGAAGATCAACGAAGCCAGCAGGATACATGCTAAAGTGAGAAAGATCAGCTTGTCTCTATTTTCAGGCGGGGTGCTTTCCCATGCCTTTTCATCCACAACAAGGAATCCGTTTGCCATTGCATCAACCCTTAATCCGTGCTATGACTACCAGAAGCGGGCAGCCGATTAACCCTTTCGGTATGGGGATGTTACAGCATCCCCGCCCGGACTATCTGATAAAGAGATACAGTGTCCCTTTCTTACTGTTACCTGCACTGGTTACACTTACCGTCAACACTCCGCTTGCGATCCCGGCCATTGAAGCCTCTGCAACAAATTCCGTGTTAGCTGTGTCTCTGTCCGCCAATGCTCCTAAGGCCAGATCGACACCATCAGAATCAGTCACGGCAATATCATAATTGTCATCAGGGGCGGCAACACCGTCCGGAACTGTAATCGCTCCGATAATCCGGCCACTGTAACCATAGGTAGTTGTGCCGCTTACCGCTCCGGTTGCACTATCGGATGTCCATGCGCATTTTATCTTTTTGACGGAACCGTGCCGGGTTTCCGTGAAGGTCATTGCTGATCCAGCCATGTTTTATATCCTTTTTATAGAGGGGAAACGGACGGGGTACTTTTCAGGGGGAGTAGCCCCGCCCGTTGGAAAGTGTGAATTATGAACGATTCTGAAAGATGCGGACGTAATCGATCAGCATCGTGCCCGTTCCGGTATTATTGGCAGACACAGCCTTGCTAACATTAAAATAGGGCTGTACCTTGAAATCAGCACCAGAAGCACCAGACATATCGCCAGTGCCAACCAGGGCATCGTCAACATAGAATTTCACCGCTGCAAGGTTAGTGAAATCAATCCGGTAGATATTGTAGGTTGACGCTACCAGCGTAGTCGATGCGCTGTTGTCGTCATCATTGGTTGTATCATCGTCGGTTTCCCAAAGAAGGGCGGTATTCGCACTGGATTCAAGCCGGAACCAGGCATTGACGGCAACCGAATCAAGAGTGGCGTTGTGCGCCGAGGCAATACCCCAAACAGCCTGCACCGTTTCCGTTCCTGTCGTCGGCAGAGTAGAGAAAGTAAGGCGCGTCTCAAAGATAAGCCCCTGATTGATGCTCAGTCCAAGATTATCCCCAAAATGTAGCGCGCCGATTTCGGCGTTGTCGTCTGCATCAAGAGCAATCGACAAAACGCCATTGGTCACGTCATCGGATAGCCCGATAGCTGTATTTAGGTTCGTTTCCGTGGTGCCCCAAAACGTAGTATTGTAAGCCTCACCAAGAAAATCATCATAGATCGATATAGGATAAAGGCCTTTGACAATTTCTCCTGTCCCACCGTCATAAAATACCGGACGGCCGGACGTGAATCTTGAATACTGGCTTTTGATATTTCCCATTACTTTTCTCCTTTGCGCTTCAGCGCACCTGACTTATCAGGCAAAGGGGTTGAGTTTTCGGCCTTGCATTCTGCAATGGCTTTTTTGATTTCTTCTTGAGCAATCTCACGCGCAAGGCGTTTGATAAGTTCGATATCTTCACGAAGTTTCAGAACCATATTGAATCCTTTGTAATAGGGAGGGGATTTTCACCCCTCCCCGTTAAATTCCTACACCAACTGAGTTGCCGACAGCGGGCTATATCGAGGACCAACAAGGATTGCCAGAATTGCACCGTCAACAGCGTCGCTCTGCGATTCCGTTGCCCGAAGCCTGACATATTTGTTGTTGTAAGTGTTATTAACGCTTGCAGCCGCTACGTCAGCGGCATCAACTTCGATTAAAGTGAGCGTGTTCGCCGTTCCGACGCCGGCAAGTCCACTAGAGGTTGCCGCAGTCACTGCGCCTTGGACATCCGCGACAATCGTCTGATACCGAAACGCAATCGCCGTAGTATTGGAAGGTGTCACGTCATCGCATGCCTCGACCGTAAGGGTTGCCGCACCAGAACCGGCGTTGGCATTACAAGCGACAATGAAGAGTACGCCCTGAGCATTTTCCAGATTAATGACATCTGTTGCAGGGTTGCCGTTGAAAATATCCTCGTTGGCAGCAACAAAGGAGCTGTTGCCAGCATGGACAGGTCTAATTCGTTCAAGAATGGATCGCATTTTTCTTATCCTCCTTATGGAGTGCCGGGGTTATTAGCCCCGGCCTTGATTGTTGATAGATAAAACTATGAACGGGTTGCAAGGGCCACAAAATGAGACAGGGAATTGCTGCCCTTATAAGGGGTAAGAGCAGAGGCACGTTCCGGCTGCCCGTCAACCCTCATAACGAAACGGAAAACAGACTCGTCGTAATCAAATTTGACATGAATTGACATCGCGCTTTCAATGCCGCCCTTGACAGCCAGCAGATAACCAGACATATCCGCAAAGATAATATCTCCGACAGTTCCGAGCGTGGCACACTGTTCAATCGGGATAACCGGACGGCCAAGCAAGGTGTTGTAGGGAGATTGAGACAGCCCGCCTGCGGGCATAAATACCGGCGCGCCGCCCGTACCTACCGCAAGGGACATGGTGTAAAGCTGGGGCAGAATGTCCTGGTTGACAAGCCATATCGCTTTGCTCATGGAGCCGGGGAACATCCGGGCGTACATGTCAATGACGTTCTCCGCTACGACGGTTTTTGCTCCCTGCCCGGTCTTCTTGGGAACACTGACCAGACACCCGGAATTGAGGATGCCAAGTGGCTGGCCTGCACCGGAGCCGTTGACAATCGCATCGTCAAGCAGGAAACCGAACTCGGAAACAAATGCCTGACGAATGAAGGATTCCAGTGCAGGTGCATCGGCGAGCAGCTCATCGGTAGCGTAGCAAAGGCCGACGAGCTTCTTCAGATTCAGTTCAATGGATCTGAATTTCGGATTGCTGGCGGTTTTCTGCGAGGCTTCAGATTTCCAGTAGCCAAGCACGCCGCCAAAACGCGAGGATGCCCTTGAAGTCTCATCCACACCGTTGATTTTGATACTATTGGCATTGCCGGAAATCTCATAGCGGCGGCATTTCGCGGCAAGAATGCCGGTTTCAAAAACATCCTGAAGCAGAGTGCTCGAAAAATCAGTCTGGACAAGGAACCCGCCATCACTGGGCACGGTTTCGTTCAGGCCAGTTGCATTAAACAGTCTCGGATCGGCATGGCCTCCCGGCATTCCGGCTACCATGACAGCCGCCATCTGTTCGCCAAGGCTTTTGAATTTCTGCTTGTCTCCGCCCGTAATCGGGGCGCGGCCATCGGCCTTCATGGGATTTTTCGGAAGGCTGGCAACAGGTTCCGGTTTTTCCAAGAGGTTTTTCATTCTCTCCTGTCGTTCCAGGGTGGCGACGGTCTTCTGCCGTTCCTCAACTGCGTCAAGGATTTCATTTTTAAGGGCAATTTCAGCCTCATTCAGATCACGGTTTTCCAGAACCGCCTTTGCATCAATATCGGCACTCTTTTTCATCAGAGCGGCGATATCTTCTCGGTACTGAGAGATGGTTTTCATATCTACTTTTCTCCTTATAGGTTAAGTGATGGTGCTGCTATTTCTGCCCTGATAAGCAAGTCTGCTATCCGGTCATTGCTCTTTTTCTCCTGCGGCAACACGGCATCCCGCGGCGTGTCATCAGGCGCGTCGATATCCCCCCAATCTACATCCCGTAAATCTTCAGAATACCCGCCTTTGAGAATGGCCTTTGCTTGTGAACGGCTGAATCCGGCATCCCGCAGAATTTTCTCCGTTTCTCTTGCGCTAGGGGTCGATCTTCCTTCTTTCAGTTTGTCAGGCACGTTGGCATAAACGGACAAATCAAAGATGGTTGCCGCTGCCTGTGCCTTTTCCTCTTTTTCGCTTTCAATTGAGTCAATCAGGCCATAATCAAGAGCCTCTTGCGCCGTGAACCACGTTTCATCGGCCATCATTGCCCGGATTTCCGCCTCATCCTTGCCGGTTTTGTCCATGTAAGTTTTGGCAATCGTGCCGCCCACCTTATCCAGTAAATCAGCTTCATCCCTGAGGATTGCAGCGTTGCCCACAACGATGCTCCACGGGTCATGCGCCATCAAAAAAGCGTTTTCGCTCATCCTTACTTCATCGGCGGCGAGAGCAATAACTGAGGCAATGGAGGCCGCTAAACCGTCTATATGGGCGATGGTGTGAGCCTTTGACTGTTTGATGACGTTATAAATTGCCGTTCCATCAAATACGGACCCGCCCGGACTATTGAAGCGAACATGGATTGTTTTGGCCTTGATTTCGGCAAAATCCTTGACGAATTTATCCACCGCAATGCCGAACCAGCTTATCTCGTCATAGAGATAGACGGTCGCTTCGTCGTTTTTATCCTCGATTTTCTTATTGGATCGGCTTAATACCCGCTTAAATGGGCTTCTATTGTTTGTCATTGCTTTTTTCTCCTTGATTTCCGCCTGTCCCCTCCTGTTTTCCGGGCTTTTCCATCTGCTTCGTGAAATATTCATTCACCTTGCTTGCCGGGATCATATTCATCGGCACGTAATATTCATCGCCGCCCGGAATCGGGTCTTGATTCTCAAGTTTGCGGATATCGTTCTGACTAAGTGCACCCACGTTAAAGAGTGATTTGTAATATTCAGCCCGGTCCTTCGCATTGCCGCGGAGCAATCCGTCGATATTGTGCTTGGTGTGTAGCCCCTTTCGCCGTTCGCTGTCAGTAAGCAACTGGCAATCAAAATGCTGCTCCCAGCGGATCAGCCAGGGGAGAATTGAATCGGTGACAAACGAAATCTGTTCTGATTCGATGTTGTTAAAGGATGATTTCGATAATTCCTTGAGCTTATGCGGCGGAAGGTTGAATATCCGGGCAATGTCATTGACACTGAAGGTTGAGTTTTCCAAATACTGCGCATCAACAGGAGTTATTGACACTGGACTTAATTTCATATCCTCTTCCAGAAGCATCAACCGATGTCCCTGCCCCAAATCAGACCATTGAGAAGATAGCGAGGCACGTAAATTATCATGCGCAGATTGACTGATTTTGTTGGGATGGGTGACAATCGCGCTTGGATGTGTCCCTGATCCGAAATAAGTCCCGCCGAAATCAAGCAGGCTCATCCCCATTGCCAGCGTCTTTTTGGCAATCTGAATAACCGGGTAACCCTGAAAACCATCATAACCAAGACCAGGAACGTGCAGGATTTTGTCTCTTTTCAGCGGGATTTCTTGATTATCGACGTTGATCCAATAGATTAACTCGCCGTTCGCCATGTCCATACGGACGCGGTGTGGAGGAATCGGCCAAAGGGCGATAATGTCGCCGTATCCATTGCGCTGTTTTTCGTAATAGGCATTGCCAAAGGTGAGTAAATGAGCCTGCCCGACTTCGCGCCCCACCTGTGCCGTCATGTAGGGATTGAATTGCGTATGCAGGACATGGAAAAGGCTTTCGTCCCTGGCGAAAACAGTCTTTTTGCTGCTTTCCCGAAGCAAATGGAGGGGCAATGAGGCAACCGTTGACGAAATCAGAGTGATTGCATTATAGACAGCCGAGAGGGTCAAGGCAGAATACTCATTGACGTTCTGGCCGTGAGTGCTTCCGCCCAGGTTCCAGAGCATCGGATTCCACGCCTTAGGGCTTGAAACAGACAAGTTTTTAATGCTGGATTGAATGCGAGAAGCAATCCCCATTTACTTTCTCCCCCCAGATATGACCCCATATGCCATTAACAAAACGCCACACACGGAGAATGAAAGCGATGGAGAGTATTTATAAAGCCCATGGAAGAGCAAAGCAAAGCCGCAAAGGATAATAAAATCATCCAAGGGGAAAGCGGCCATGATCCTTACAAAGCCTTCACCAAATTTCTTGATTTTATCGGTTATTTTCAAAAGACCAGTACCCCGCGAGTCTCGTAAATGCTTGGTTGCTCAACCTCTTTCATGTCCCGGCTTTTCAGCCCTAACGCCATTGCCAGAGCAACCGCGCCATCAATCCTGAATCTTGATTTACTTTTGTCAATTTTCCTGTTCCCTGCCGGGTCGCTAATGCTCATTGCGTTTGAAATGTTCCAGGTTAAACAGGGGTGGCCGTCGTGAATCAGGCGTCTTTCGAGGATAGATACTTCCATCGCATCAATAGCCGCCGCCATATCCCGGAAACCCTGCCCCCAGGGGACAAGCCGTAATGCTTCCGACCGTGCCGCGTCTTTGTTATCCATGTAGGCATCGAGGCCGATTCTTCCGCAGGCATTCAGGAAGTCGTCAATACTCCATCGGTCATAAGCCATGCCAAGAACGGTGTAATCCTGCATAATTCCGGCAATCTTTTCGGCAACCCAGTCATATTGAACCGCCCTGCCGGGTGTCGTTTCGATGTGTCCGGCCTGTTTCCATGTCCAGTAAGGCACTCTGTCCCGCGCTTCGTGTTCTCTGATGGTGTCGCCTGGTTTCCAGAACCAAGCTTTCACGGTGTCTGTTTCCCCAGCAGAAACGGCAATCAAAGCCGTCAAGTCTGTCTTGCCGGACAGGTCTAAGCCGAGGTAGATTTCCTCTCTTGGCTCAAAGACCACCTCCCCCTTACAGGCCATCCATTCAGCCCTTGGTATCAATGGCGACTTGGCATCTACCCGCTGGTTGCAGTAAAGATTCCTGAAAGCGGCCTCAAAGGAGGGCATACGCTTTGCCCGTTTCGCAGCCGTCCGCATCTCTGACAGGGACCGGAAATCACCCAGCGCCGGGTTCGCCTTCTTCCAGTTCTTCTCGTCGAACACGTCGACGTCTTCGGGGATCTCGTACAAATGACACACGGTTGACGGATCGCGCCCGGATATGCCGTCATCGATGAGTTGAGACAAAATGTGCTGCGGGTCGTTGCTCTGTGTGGATATGACAATGAAAAGCGGTTCCTCGCGGGCCGCCATTGAGGTATCGAGGGCGTCGTATAGCTCCCGGTTCTTTGCCTGTGCAAGCTCATCATAGATTACGACCGTGGGGTTAAGGCCGAACTTTGTTCCTGCTTCGGCGGATACGGCACGGTATATTGACCCGTTCATGAAGCAGACCATCGTCTTTGTGCTGTCGACGATCTTGACGTATTCAAGCAGCTCAGGAGTGCCGCGAACTATCTGCGCCGCATATTTGAATATCAACGCTGCCTGCTCCCGGTCATTCGCTGCCGAATAGATTTCCCCGTTTATCACTGCTTCGGGACCGACAAGATGGACAAGGGCAAGGGCCGCAATAAGGACGGATTTTCCATTCTTACGCCCCATTGCCAGAATTGCCCGGCGGACGATTCGTATGTCGGCTTTCTCCGGCCCGTAAACATCCTGGATGAACTTTTTCTGAAAGGGACGGAGCTTGAACGGTTTTCCCGCGCCCTTGCCAGACGGGACAATGAGATTCTCAATGAACTTGATTATCTTTCTTACGCGCTCGCTACTTTTTTCCGCCATTTATCAGCCCTTCAAACTTGGATTTCTTGCCCCTGCCAGGATCGACAG